TGGGTGCTATAGCGCAAGCGGTCTTAAGGTTTTGAAACCATGAACCCCCGAAAGCCTGTTAGACGAAAGAAGAAGTGGAGATGCGCCTGTGGGTGCGGCATTGCCGTTTCTGTTAGAGGCGCTTATTTTTGGTATTGCTTTGTACCTTTGTATTAGAGGACTCATATGACCAACAAACAAGACGAAGGGATGACGATTAACAAAGCGCGGAAGATTGTGGCTGACCGTCATATCAATGATGAATTCTGGCAAGCAACAGGTTTCATCGAAGGATGGGATGCGAGAGGGGTTAAAGATGCCGATCATTTCATCTGCCTAACCGAGGATAAATCTTTATGTCAATGCGCTCGGTGTTCTATCTTAAAGCTCCAAAGTGAAGATGGGAAATGAACAAGAAAAAGACAGGACAATTGAATAAGACAACGTATTCTTGGTGGATTTATAAACCTTCAAAGAAAGATAAAAAAGTTACCGTTTTACAGATACGAAAACTTTGGAAGAAAATTGAATCAATGGAAATATTAAAGCTCCAAAGCGAAGGGGAGAAATGAAAAAATTATCAGACGTTTGGCTTTGCGATAAATGCAAAAAACCCCTCACATATTTAGAATTTGAAGATGGGGAGATTGAGGGGCTTTGTAATAACTGTGCGAAACTTCTTGACAATAAAAAATAATATTTATTGAATTAAAAAATGGCGAAGACAGTTTTTTTACGACAATACGAAACCTTTAGCGGTTTTCCGTTAGAGGTTTTTTTATATCAATTTGGGCTACGCTCCGTAAAGTCTTCGCCGACATTAAAGAGCCTCTGGCCCTATTTTATTTTGGAGGGATATTAATGTCCAAAAGGTTTACTGATTCTGAGAAGTGGAAGGATGATTGGTTTTTTGACTTGCCAGATACTCTCAAGTTGTTTTGGATTTATATCCTAGACAATTGTGACCATGCTGGAATCTGGAAGCCTACGAAAGGGTTAGTAAAGTCTTTTATAAGGGCTCCCATAGACTTCGAAAGGGTTCTTGAAGAAGAATTTAAGGGTCGTGTTTTTTTGTTGGAAAGCGGGAAATGGTTCATTCCTAAGTTTTTAAAATTCCAATACCCCTCTGGGCTATCAATGGATGTTTCTACAACAAAAGGTGTGATTATCAAGCTAAAAGAAGAGAAGGGTTACGAAAGGGTTATTGAACTCTTTGGAAAGGGTTATATAACCCTTAAGGATAAGGATAAGGATAAGGATAAAGCTAAGGATGTAGTTGTCTTTAAAGAAGGGGGTGTGGGGGAAACAAATGGCTCCCCTCCCCACGTCTCTTTTGTCGCTAACTTCCGAAAAACTTATGAGGGTATGATTGGGCATCCTTTTAAAGCTGGAAAAGAGCAATACATAATTGCCGCCAACTTGATTAAAAACCACACCCTTGAGGCGGTTATTTTAAAAGCTCAAATTCTTGGTCGTTTGTGTGAGGGTCGAACCTTTTTATTGACGTCACCAATATGGTTCTTGGCGAGAGCTGACTCCTGAGCAAGGCAAATTTCTGTAACGATTCCGTTCAGCTCGGCCACTTCGTCATCGGTATAATTTGCCATATTCAGTTCCGGTATATTTTTTGACAATTCCAAAGCCCCCTCAAGCTCCTTAACCCTCTCCTGCAACGCACGGACTTCCGGGCCTTCGAGGGCGGAGAGATACCCCGCCGCTTCAAAATACGCCAAAGGGTATTCTTTTCGATTGCCACTCAATGCTTCTATGTCACGAATGATCTCTCTCGCTCTGGCGGCTTTCATTCCTTCCCCCTTGTAACCTTCTTCCCTTTCGTACGTCTTAACTCAAATGAGCGAACTACTTGAAGAAATCCTTTTTGAAGCTTTTTGTCGACAGGAACATGAACGACGAGAAAGAACCGATAGCGTCGCCTTTGATTCAGATTCCTTCTTTCGATCAATTTGAACTTATCCTTCAAAATCTCTCAGCCCGTGGTTCGTCTAGCACCGCACACTCTTTTTATTCCCTTTCGGGAGAGCAGGATACTGTGCGCTTGCAAACGTCACCAGGGCGTGAGATAAATTATTTTCTTTCCCATGGGCTGTTGCAAAAGTAAACAACAATCATCACAGCAGCGCTGTGGTTATGCTCCAGTCCCATTAAACGACACATACAATATGATACGCCCCCGGTTAGGAATGAAGCGATAAGTTTTTTACTTAAACTCATGATGAAATCGTCCGCACTCACACAGATAGAGATCAGGGTCGTTTACTTTCACCACGTCCTTGTCTCTTGAAGCGATGTTTTCTTGAAGTTCTCTTATTTTTCTCCTATGGTAGGAAGGACTGATACAAGCAGTTAAGAGAACAAGGGCGATGAAAAGGAGATTCATTCTAGTTCCTCCGAGCTATGGATTTCACCTTTAAGCCTTTCTTTCATAATCGATAGATTCGTACTTGCCTCCACTACAATATCCAGCACGTCCACTTCTTCCATTCCTTCACATTGAACCAACACGTTTTCTAGCGCTTGAATGATGTTGGAAATTTTACGGATACGATCTAGTTTTTCAGTCACGTTATTCATTTGCATAAAATCCTTCGGTCAAGTAGCTTTCGGAGAGGACAAGATTCGAACTTGTGACCCAGATTTAATCTGAGTATCAATTTTCAAGATTGACGGTTTAATCCGCTCACCCACCTCTCCAAGTCCACTCGCCTCCAATGCTTTCCGAAAAGATCCGAATCTTTTGCGTATAGTAAAATCACATGGCGACATTCCTTTTTTCCTGAAATCCCGAGCGCGAGGTATTCGATTATGATTTCGTACCCATGAACGAAGAGCCGCAATGATCTGATCTTTTTCCAGAACATCCGGGCGCGGTACGACTTTAAATCCCTTGTCTTTTCTGAAATTATTCAAGTTCCCATATCGAACACGGATCGCTCCAAGTAAAGCATGATCATAATGAACAATATCTCCCTGACTCGGCTCTCGTTTTACCTGTGTTTTAACAATCATATACCGACGTAGAATTTGTTGAGGGCATAGCCCGAGCTTATTTTCAAAAGAGCGATTGTTTTTAACGTACCTATGGCTTTCCCTTAGTTTTTTTTGTGCGAATGACTTATGGAAATACTTCCGCGCCTTAATTAGATTCTTTTTTCGTTCACGCGGATGAAAATTGTTGTTGATAGTGGCCCACTTCGATTGATTACTAGAAAATCGTTTGCTCACCAAAGGGAAATTCAGGGGAAGTTGATACTTCATACGATAAGATCTTTGATCCTTGTGGTGTGTATTGAAAACATGGGCGAGAAGATGCTGATACCATTTTCCGCATTCATGGCACTGAATCTTATCTTCCTGAATATCTCGGAGAACTACCCCCAAATAGCCATTACCGTTTTTTAGTTTCTCGACTGGCAACGCAACTTTGAAAAGCGACTCGATATTTTCATCTTCAGTTATCCCGATACCTGTATTTTTCACGAAATCATCCTAGTCATATTATTAACGATTCGATGAACGGTAGAAGGATTGATTCGATACTCTCTTGCTAATTGAGACTGGGATTTATCAGGCCAGCTTTTACGGATGGTTTCAACGTCTTTAAGACTTAATTTAAGTTTGCTGTTTCTTCGATTGATACTATCTCTTCCCATCTTGTCTTTCATGGAGTGCCTCCTTAGAAAGGACTTAATACCTCTCGTGGTTTTCTTTCTGGAAAATTCTTCGTGTAGCTTAAAATAGATTCCCCAAGAATAAGCCTCTGTTTAATCGCGTCACAAAGGCCTTCCAAGGTATCCCGAACGACTCTTAGGGGGGCGACTTGAGCGTCTAGACTGATCTTTCGAGTTAATTCCGTCCCCGAGTCTTTATCTGGCAAAAGTTCTCCCTTGGCCCTGTCTAGAAAGCCGTTAGCATGAGCTAGAAGCTCCATTAAGCGTCCATTCCACGTTTCTATAACCATGAGGTCATTAATCAATCCTTCAGGTTCCTTATCGAGCTTTACACTCAAAAGACCCAATACGTCTTGAATCTCAGGGGCTATTTTTGAGTGCCAATTAACGAAGTCGTCTAAAATCATTGGAATGAAAACCGCCCCTTTTTAATTGCTATTTTCTTTCCATCATCGGAAATTAAACAATCACGTCTATCAGCAGTAATAAGACCGCCATGTTTTTCAAAAATCCTTATCAAACCACCTTTTTTAGATTCGGCAACACCAAAGAATTCAAAAAACTGATACATTTTTAGATTCTTATTTTTCTTCTTCAAAAGGGCACCTCATATTTGTCTGTCACGTCTTGTGGCAAAGCTGGCCCTTTGGGGACGTGCAAAACCGAATACTCGGTGTCGATTCCACTCCCTTCCGTCTTGATCCTGATATCAGTATCATGAATAGTTTGATTGCTTTCAGCCATCATCTCCGCAATAGACTTAAGTTGAGAAGCGATGGAAGCTCCGAATTCAAACTTCTTGACTTTAAAGTCTTTTCGGTCCCATACATCTATTGTCCATCTCTGTTTCGGCTTATTCCCTTCGGCGCACATATCGCAATCTTTACCCGAACAAAGGGCCTTCTTTTTATTCTCCCAATGAATAACCTCTTTACTGGGACTTCGGGTTAAGATGTTAAAAGTAACCACCGTCCCCGCCGTTAACTTCAAGTAATCAGAACTGCCTTCAATTGTTAAATCTATAAAACTCATATTTTCTCCTTTTGTTTTCCTCTGTATGGAAATTTCTGTGTCCATTGTCTCTTGTAGTCAAACCAAGGGATACAGGCTTGAATCAAAATCCGGGATTGCTCGTATCCTCCAAAACCACCTTCTAAACCTCTTCTGGGAACAATTAAAATGTCCGTTGATCCATCTTTACCAAAACGACCGATAAGAATTTGCTCGTAAACAATGTCTCCGTTTTGCATCTCGTCACTAATAACATTCGACCAACACTGGATGACATTTTTTTCAAATATGCCGGTACTTGTCTTCCAGTCCGCCAACGTCAATTTTCCATTGACTCGACCTCGCCAATCAGCCGTCCCCGCATAACCTAAAGAACAATTGTAAAAGGTCTTTTCCGTGTCTATCGTTTCGATTTCGTTTTCTTTCCAGAACTTTTCAAATACTTCAAATGCGTTTTTAGATGGTCCAGGAAGATTTTGTTTATCAACCGGTCGCCCTTGGAGATGCATTTCAAAAGCTGCGTGAGCGATTGTTCCAAAATCCGCCGCTTCTTTTGACATCTCCGTCCCGTTTTTCCAAAAATCGGTGGTTTCACCCAACGCCTCCCATTTGGCTTGAAGTCTTCCTCTTAAATCTTTAATAAGGTCCAGGCTAACTTCGTTGGACAAAAGAGTTTCGTACATCAAAAGTTTCTTCGTCCCCATCTTCTGTTTCCAACCCATTAATATTTTAGATCCGATAACGTCCAAAACGGTGGTGACAGACGGATGTTCACTTTTACATAGGGGACACGGATACCATCTTTCATCCTTGTCCATTTTATGCTCAGCAATGGTCATTTTTTCTTCCCGTTTTCTTTTTTCTTCCAATAGTTTATCTGTGCAAACTCATACCTGCATTTAAGCGAGCAATAAACTTTGCGGAAATCTTTCGAGATGAAATTTTGTTTACAGCGGGGACATTTCTTTTCCATAAGAAAGATGTTATTGGATACTGATACCTTTGTCAACAATAATAAAAAGCGGGGTAAGGGAATTTTTATTCTCTTTCTTCAGGCGGGAGCGCTTTCCGGCAGAGCAGCCATTCTTCGGACTCTTTATCATAAGGAAGGATGACTTCTTTGCCTTTCTCGTTTGTACCGATAGCAAAATCGCGGCCTATATACTCGACTTCGATCCATTCGTCAGCGGGCCAATAGATTTGTCGAATTCGACAACCAATTAAATCGTTAGTGAGTTTCAACCGTCGGGGTCGCAGAAGGTTTCTTTATGAATCGGTGTTCGATATAATTCCATGCCGCACCAAAAAGACCGATCAAAGCAGGAACCGCCCAGGTTTCCAATTGATTCCAATCAATCGTAACGCCAGCGTCTTTAAGGACAGGATTGGCCGCAGCCATTCCCGCCAAGGCACCGATGGCATGTTTAACGTACTTTCCTAAAACCTTTCGAAGGATGACACCTTTTAATAGCCAATCTTTTAACTTTGTTATCATTTATATCCCCCTTGTTCTTCTTTGCAAACGTAGGAAGAACCCACGTCCAACTTAGTTTAAAGCCTTTCGTCAATAATTCCAGGAGTTTCATGGATCTAAAATCCCAAGTTGATGGAATCGGGCTTGGGCGAAATCAAAGTATTCTTCTTCTCCCCATGACTTTCGTTCTTTAACAAAATAAATGTTGCCCCAATCCCTATGAGTCAGAACAATTCCCGGTCTTGAACCCGACATACTTGAATCCAAGCCTTCGAGATAGACCCCTTCAAATATATCGGTGGCCGAAACCTTTTGAAATCTTCTTACAGAATGAAAATCCAAGGTTCATTTCTTTTTAGAACCGAAGTATTTTAAGTCCCTCAACATCAACTTTATTGAGACTCGACGGGTAACATGACGGTTGCTCAAGGTTCCGCACCCGAAAAACCGATCCGTATTTCCCCAAGGCACGAACCGTTCCTTTTGTAGCCAAGCAAAGAATTTCTGGATTAACTTCTTTAAGATGGGACGCTCCATTTGTGGAGTATTCAACATATTCTGGAACCCTCCTCTTGCGCTCAGGATCGTTCGCATCAACGCACATAATTTCATATACATAACCGTCAAATATTCGAAGAACAATGCCGTCAAATTCTTCAGGACAATTCTTGATTTCTTTTAACATGGAAAGCGTCAGGTCTTTTAAAGTAATAATAAAATCACAGATGTTCTTCTGATCTTTTCCAAATTCAAATTTCTTGGAGGCCATAAATCCATCCCCTTCACGCTTAAAATGAACGTCGCGGTATTTAAGAACGTATTCATCCATAAGGGCATAGAAACGTTCGATAAACGGGTCTTTTATCTCACGGGAAACAGCCGCCCGACTCGTCCAAGATCCAAAGCCCCGGATATCTCCAAAGGCTGTTATATTCCATGTGCGTTGAAGCAAAATTAGTTACCTCGTTCACGAAAAGTTCGCCTCTCTACTCGTTCTATTTTCTCCAATATCATTTGAAGTAATCGTTCCTGTCTATCCACTCTCTCCTGAACTTGGAGAGGATTAATATAAAGCCATTTAATCAAAGCGAATGCGGCCGTTCCTATAATAATAACGTCTTTAAGGCGCATTAAAAGGCGGTCAATATTCGGACCTCGTTCTGCCATTAAGAAACTCCAACATTCTTTATATCTATCCAGAGCTTTCCATGCCTCTGAGCCTCTTCGAGCTTATTGAACAGCTCGTTAAAGGCCATCCGGCTTTCACCAATGAATTCATTATTTACGATGATCCGACCCACTAAAATACAGCCTTCCGTTTGATCTGGATTGTTGCCGGAATGAATCAAAATACCTCGATAATTAGGAACGTTTAAAAGACGTGGCATGATCCGTTTAAATCTATCTGAGTAATTCAGAATAACTTCATACTTTCCTTCAGGAATAGCTGTTTCTCCCTGAATTTTAATATCACGAACAGCATCTTCTAAGGTATAACATTGCCTCAACACATCCCCTTCTAGGAACAATTCCCCGATAGTTGCTCTGGCATTAAACCAGCGTCTTTTAAGTTGAATTTCCATAAATTAGTCAGCACTCCCAGAATCGATCTTGTTCCGAATCGCTGTCCTGGCTTGTGCGGCCGTCCTATCCGTCAAGGAAGACCTTGCCGCCCACCGTGTTTTCAGATCGGCCAAACTTGTCGCGGCGGCTACGTCTGCAGCCCGGTCCCGATCTCGTGTCCTCAAATCGTTGATCTCATCTAAAACAAGTAAAACAATGGCTCTTAAAACCTTCCCGAAATAGACAGCATTGTCATAAATGTTCTTAGCCCCTTCTCTTTGAGAAAGAGTCCGAGCCAAGGCGATCGCCGCGTCCACCGCTGCACTTTCAGCCGGAGTCATATGAGAAATTTGAGGACTTCCCACTTTCTTGAAATAGCGAATCGGCGTGGTCGAGATGAGAATTCGAACTTGATCTTCGGTTTGAGACGTTTGATCGTTGAAAATCATGGCATCTACTCTTGAGATATAAGGGGTCGGGTCTTGGGAAGGAATAAACCTCAAACAACCATTGGTAGCCGTACTGAAAATGACAATGGAATCAGCAAACAAAGGGCAGGAAGCCAGAAGTAAAAACCCGATGAGAAATAAACCCCTGAATTTACTTGTACCGAATGAAATCGGCATAGGCCGTCCCTCCTGCTGATGCACCGCTTCCAACACAATTATTCGTCCCCGGTGCTACGCGATTTAAAAATGTTCCTGTCCCGACCGTCGTCCCATCCACCATGTCATCCAAAGGCCAATAGCCTCCTTGGGAGGTAGTTGGGATGACATAGGATCTCATGCGCGAAAGGTAGAGCGTTTCTATTTCGGATACACTTAAAACACGCCTGTAATAATTCACGTCCGATATTTCCCCTTCAAAAAAAAAGGTAGGACCAAAAGTAGCCGCTATAGAGGTATTTCCAGAGGTCGTGTCCGCCGCCATCCCAATTGTCAAAGGCGTTCCTGCCTGACCATCTACATAAGGGGTCAAATCTGTCCCATCCCAAATACAGGCGACGTGCTTCCATCCTGTGCTATCCCCAAAATCCATGGTGATGGTATTAAGCACACCGCCGCCATCCAATAAATCACAACCGAGAACAATATAAGCTCCGATAGGACTCCCGTCGTCCAAATACATCTCTAAGTTTATGATCCCTGCATCGGTAAAATTAGAAAAAATGGTACCTCGAACAAAAGGATCGCTATCAAAAGTTGAATTCACCCACGCCGTAAGTGACATATCGTTTTTCTCAAGAGCCAACCCTGTGCCGCAAGTCAAATAATCATCTGTCCCGTCGAATTGGACGCTTCCCATGAATACACATGGGTTAAGTAAAAATATAAAGAGTAAAAATAGCTTACGGCTCATAAAGCCATATTCTCCTGACCTCAATATCACCCGTGGCCGTATCCGCAGAGGCGTTCGCATCACGGTTATATTTCACAAAGAACAAAGAACCGTAGTTGCATCCTGCGTCCAGCGCGCTCACCGTCATAGTAGCTACCCCGATCCGACCGGCAGTAGAGGGAACCGTGATCGTTGACGCATTTATACCTCCGAAACTTTCCGTATCGAGATCCGAGGTATACGTTGAAGAAGCGCACATGACACTCAGGTTATGAACGACTTGGCCGCTTGTCGCTGAGACCATGGTGTATTCAATCTGGGCGAACAGGGTGGTGGTCGAATAGGGAACCAACAGGGTCTGGAAACTCACGCTTTCATCTGTCGAGGCGTCACATAGAATAGCGGGGACAGTTAAAGCACCCGCGTTGGAAATGACACAAGGATTGCTCGTCGGAGTTTTCGCTTGTTCGACGTTGAATACTTGATCGAATTTCATGATGTTATTAAGCGGTGCCCAGTCAATATTATTAGACCCATCTGTTTTCCAAACAGAATTGGCTGGGCCTGAAGAGTAAGGAAGCCGATACGTATTGGTCACTGTTACAGCGGGTGCGTTAAATGAAACACGGAATGTATTGGCCGCGTTATAAGCGGAAATACGACCACCAAAAGCAGCCCCTAGTTCAGTCAGAGCACCTACGGTCAGAGTAAAAAGAGTTCCTCCAGTATAAATAAGTCCTGCGTCACCCGTTAGAACTCCGCCGCTGTTAAGAATTAGTTGGGTATCCGCTCCAATACCACTCAAAGATGTCGTATTCAGAGTCGGTGCTCTCAATGTATTTACAGTCCCGCTACTCACGAAAAAGGTAGCTCCACTTTGAAGTGTATTCTGGTTATGGATAAAGCCTGTCGTGTCAGGGTCTAAACTTAAAGTGATATCACCGGATGTCCCTCCTCCCGCTAATCCATAGCCGGCCGTGACAGAACTAATATCGCCACTGCTTATAGGGGCAGAGGTAACTTGGACCGTACCATCGGGGAATTTGATAGTTCCAACAGAAACTTGGCCAGCCAAAGTTGAAGAGGACGTTGTAAACGTCGCCATCGTATTCGACACATAATCTTTTAAAGTAATGTCGCCACTTTGTTTAGCAATAGTAATTCGATCCAAAGCGGAAATACCTTGTTGAGTTACAGAAGAAACAGAAAAACTAAACGCCGACGAACCAACACCAAATCGCGCTTCGTCAAGTCCCGATGAAGATTTGAACCGGAGAGAACCACCGGGACTCGTTAATCCATTGTAAATTTCAAGAGCAGGGTTAGAAAAAGCGTTGGAAGCATCAAATAAAAGGGTGGGCCTTATCCCCACCTCTCCCACTCTAAAGAATTCGTTTACCGTACCACTTGAAACAAAGAAGGTAGCACCTGACTGAAGTGTGTTTTGGTTGTAAATAACATTGGTGGGAGCGGAGGTAACCTGAACCGTATTATCCGTAAATTTAATAGTACCAACTGATAATTGACCCGTTACGTTGGCACTGGAAGCGGACATCCCTTCCGGTGCAAAACGAGCCACTTCTCCGCTACCGCTAACGATGCTGGTTGTATTGATCCCCGACCTATAATATCCCGAATCTTCGTCTGAACCAAAACTGTAAGCTGGGTTCCCTGCTATTCCGTCTGCGTTATGAATAACCAGGGTCACGCCCGTATTGGCTTTCAGCGTCCCGTTCCCATTCACAAACCAACGAAGACCACCTCCAGTAAAAAAACCTAAATTGTCAGACGCGGTTCTACCAACCCCCGTATTTTCGTCTCCGTAAAAAGAAATTGAGGGGATCGTATTCGATCCAAATCCGAAGTAGCCCGTGGTTGCGGTTAATAAGCCCGCTATCGTACCGCTAGAGACATAAAAAGTGGCACCTTCTTGTAAAATACTTTGATTAAAAATAAAATTCGTAGCTCCAGCCGTCATTGTGGAAATGACTGTTGAGGTACTTCCAGCACTTCCCCATGTCAAAGTTGGTTTTGTCGCTCCATCTGTGGTTAAAACCTGTCCCGACGTTCCACTCCCCGCTTGCCAATAATAAGTCGTGCCATTGATAGTTATAGAAGACGTAGTATTTTGAAGCCAATCGGTGCGAAAAGCTCCAAAAGATAAAGAGGGTAAAAAAGCCAGGAGATAGAGAAGCTTCTTCATGGGAGGAAACTTCCCTTCTCGATCCAAACCCCCGATTCTCGGTATTGGACAGAAAGGTTGGTTCCGTCTACTACGATTCGCCAACTGCCGTCGGTATTCTGATCGCCGAAATAGAAGACATTTGAGAAATTAAAGGAAGGAGAGTAACCGCCAAATTCGTAAATCGTTTGGTTCATATTAAGGCGAATACTCTTGGTCTCTTCTTTTAATTCCTTCTCCAATTCCTCAATCTTTTTAAGAATATCTTTTTGTTTGTTTTCGATGACTTTATTGGTATTCTCATCGGCTTCCCTTAAACGCTTCTCAACCACCGCTCTTAACCCAATTTCTTTCTCCAACTTCTTTTGAATTTCTTTTCTGACGACGGAAGAAATCAGGCTCCCCAAAGGCAATTCTCCGATCTTTTTAATAATCTCGTCCAAAACCAAATCTTTCATTTCTTTGGAAAAGATGACCTTCTCTTCTAAGGGGAGATCAATGCGATTGAAAATATCCTTAAAGTCTAATTTTGTGAAAGCGTCTTCATACTTAATGCGATCAAATATATCAGGCATTATTCGGGTATCTCAATCCCATCTTCAATAGCCATCTTCCGGGCTTCGATTCGAGCAGCTTCAATATCGCCTCCGGTCTTTTTCATGGCTTTTTTAAGATACTTTTTGGCGAGTTTCTCGGTAAGAACCAAGGCTGGGATAGCAGCTTCTTTGGTGGCGTTGGCAGCCGACATAATTTCAGAAGCCGCAATACCGGCCCCTCTTCGTTTCGCCAATTCAAAAGCACCCACTTTTGCAATACCCGCTGGGCCTCCTGTAATTCCTCCGGCAACCAAAGATGGAAGCGATATCGCCATATTGCCTTCTTGTGCCGCGACTTCACGGTTAAGACCTTTGATCATAAACTTGGCTGCGCTGTATATAGGCTTAATAGCTTTGTAAGTTTTCATGTCTCCACCAGCTTGAGCCAAAACAGCCTCCGACCCTTTCTCAATGGCTGAGGCCAGAGCTTTTGCATCTCGTTGACTTACGTTGTCAGCTGCCCAATTAACGGAATCTTTAATTTCTTTTTTTGCATCTGCGATTCGCTTTAAAGAGGCGTTGCCAGTTTTGGGATTAATAACGCCTTTTACTGTCTCCTTTACTTCTTCGATCTTTCCAGCGATAACGTCCCACTTCCCACCCGTTGCACCTTTTAATCTTATTGCCTTATAATCATCAATCGCTTTTAATACCGGCTGCACCGATTGTTCTCCGACCGATTCACGAATAGAACCTATTTTCTGGCCGGTCTTGGCCGCTAAATCGGAGGCTTTTTTAAAGAGAACGGCCGGGCTACCTGTAGCCGATGTGACGCCCTGCTCCAAGGCTACTTTCGCCGCTTGAGCGGCTTGGCCCCTTTTAAATGGCAACATAAGTTCTGGCATCCGAATACCTAAGGCCCGTCGTTGCGCCTTAATCGCCATTTGGGGAATGGTCTTAGCTGCGCCCTGCATAGGATTCGCCCCAGCCAAAGCAAGGTCTGGCCCCATAGAAATCAACGTCCCGATCCCAGCGGCGACATTGGGATTAACCTTTTGGCGTGCCAAATCTTCGGAAACAAGTTCGCCCACTTTTCCAGACGCCCTTGAAGCCAATTGAGGTATTTGTTGAAGCATAGAAGAAGGGGAAAATTGATGTGGAGCCATCGCCTGTTGAGTCACTTGACCTAAACTTTCCATAAAAGAAGGGGGTTGTGGAGCCGGAGCCATGCGCTGCCCCTGATTTCCATCCAATACAAATCCAGGCGGCAGATTAACTTCGGGGTTATCCAATACGAATCCGGGGGGTAGTTTTATTTTGCTGGTTGCCATGTCTGGCCTCCATCCGTTGAGAATACCGTTTCCTTTGTGGTTGGATTCGTGGCTGTCATGGCACCCGGCGGAATAATCGCTTGCGGAGCTTTCGGCTCAATAGACCTCAGTCCGCCTTTTTTACTTCTGGTATAAGGAATAACCAATCGCTTGGATGCTTCTTCGGGAGTTAAGTCATAATTAACGGCAAAACGATCAACGGCGTCATTATAAAGAGGCTGAATTTTGTTTTGATAAGAATCCCTCAAAACCTTTGTAATTTCTCTCAATTCATCTAATGTCGCATCGGTCGGAACACCTCGAATCATGCGAGAAAGTTTGTCTGCCGCACCTCTGGTCAATTGACCGGATTGAACGTATTTAACAACGTCGGTATCGGTCAAAACACCGACCTCGCCCATACCTCTGGCCATCTTCATTCCCAAAGCGTTCGACGCCACCGTATTTCCGGAGTCGATCAAAGGAGCCAAGGCGTCCACTTGGTAGAGTCCAATGTCTTGCTGTTTTAATGTTTTAATGACGGGATTTGTTTCCAAAGTTTTCCAATAATTAATCGCCGCACCACCCAGCCTCTCGTCACGTCTTGCTTCCCGGTCCGCTTGCAAATTTTCCCTTGATTCCGATTTTCCCCTATTGGTAACGGCCAAACCAGCCGCTTCTTTAGGTACTCCTTGAGGGAAAACAGATGACATTTGAGTCGGATCGCCACCCATAAGAGCTGCCAATTGCTGAGGGTTGTAATTATTGGAGCGATCCGTAATAAGCTTATTGGCAAACGAAGTCGCTGTTGAAGGGTCAAGTCCGGCAAAAGTCCCAGGCGTTTGACCCGTCAAAGACTCTAGCTTTGCCAACTGCTGCCCTTGTCTTTGTAACTCCGCCTTTCTTGTTAAGGCTTGACCTAAGACGTTTCCTAACGTTTCGATCCCGGACGCCACAGGACTCCTGCCTTGAACGGCAAGAATCTGTTCAATAGGAACGTCTCTTTTTCGTGTCTGAATTGACTTGGCCATTTCAGTTCACCCCCACAGGATTCTTATTTAATTCAGCCAAAGACTGATCTATGGTCAAGTTCTCATAGCCATCGTTCTCTTGCTCGTCCGCAAACTCGATCCCATTGGAAAAGATCCGGTGATTGCTCGTCACGATAGAAAACACCGTATCTTCACCAGGAACAAGTTCTGAAAAAGGAGAGTCTTTTACCCGTATCCAATACCCATCTTCTTTAACCGCGTGCATTCCTGTAACCATGATTCCCTTATATTTATAAACCGTTCCGTCATCCGTCTTAGAAACACGGATGCTTTCAACGACCCCGCCTTTCGTGTTATCGTCCAAATCCACTTCGCAAATAGGCTTGATTGTCCCATCGGCCATTTCAACGGGAGTCAATCCGTCGAAACAGAAGGCTTTCTTAATTGATTTAGAAATACTCTTTACAGCTCCCACGGGGTTTAAAATAGGTTTCAATGTAGAAGCAACCGTGTTTCCTAGCGCCTTTTGAGACTTTTCATAAGCCTGTTCGCCTAATCTTTGTGCCCCGGTTCCCAAGAAAGAACCAACTCCGGCACCTACAGGACCACCCAAGGTATATCCCAAAGCGCCCCCGGCGACACTTCCGGCATCATTACCTCCACCAAATACATTTCGACCCAGAGAAGATCCCAAAAGACCCAGGCCCGCCCCGGCCGCAGCCCCACCTAGACCTCCGGCTTTAAAAGCGGTCATAGGACTAAAAGCTCCAGTAGAACTAGCGGCTCCCGAAGGCATTAACAATTTTCCTAATGGAGTCGCATTTCCACCCAAAACATTTGATGCTGTACTTCCTCCTCCAAATCCACCGAATGCCCCACCGCCAGCGGTAGATCCAGCGACTCCAGGTACACCAGCACCACCACCCCGACTCATAAGATAGGCTCCCCCTAACGTACCACCAACTCCAATTAAGGACTCCAGAAGACCTTGTTTTCTTTGCTGTGAAGCCAAATTAGTCGCAAAATCTTGTTCTCGGTTAGCCTGCCCTTCCTGTAACTGGTTTTCTAATTCGCTTCTTCGAATATCCAAAATGTTCTCTAAACTGGCTTGATCATTCGCTACGTCAATCCCGGTCGCGGCTGTATCAAATTCGTTTAAATAACGTTGATTTGAAAGAGCAATTTCTTTTAAAGCGTCCGCCTCCGCTTGATTTCGTGCGGTCTCAGACGTAAAAACACCTTTGGCGTTTAAATCCTCAAGCATCTGTGGGCTTTTCAAATTAAAAAGGTCTCGGCCTTGTTTCGTAAGAGACTCGGATAACATGGCGCGTCTCGCCGCCAATTTATCTTGGATCTCTTTATTAGCTGCTTTTCGCCTTTGCTCTTCATATTTCGCCAAATCTTCAAAAGTAAAATTTTGACCCAGTGAAAAAGCAGGGTTACTCCCTATTGCAGATCCAGCAAGTCCATAATAAGGTTGTGCGCTTAAGAATCCGTTTGCCATAAAATCTCCTCTAGGTATGACTTTGATTTTCTTCTTGTTTCTTTTTTTCTTCTTGTTCCAATGTTTCAGCTACCCATTTCGCGAAGATCTGGGCGCCTTGTTTAACACCGTCAGCAAATCCTTCAATTCTTAACAATTGATCTCTTATTTCACTTGCTTTCATAATTTCTCCTTTAAACCCAAGCTCCCGGTGTTGTGCCTCCCAACCAGGAACCGTCATAAATATAAAGTTTATTATTGGTTGAATCGTAGACCATAGGAACGCGACCGGTAAAAGTAGCGGGTGTTCCCGACGGTGTTCCTGCGCAAGTAGGAATGTAAAGAAAACCCACGGTTGCATTTGTCGCTATCGCTCCAGAATTACAAACCACACTCCCCCCTGCCGTCACCGTCAATAAATCGTCAACGCTGTTAACTCGAAACTTAATCACTTCGTTTCCAGGTGTGGCGTTATGATCGTACTGAATCAATCCGTTTAACGTCGTTCCTTCAGAATCAGTAAATCCAATAAAACAAGTCCCGTTGGCGGTTGAACTAAGTGTTACCCCTACATTCGAAGATGCATTTCGAACCACTAAGTCTCGTGCATTCGAATTATAAGAACCAGGCGAAGCCGTGCCGATGCCGACATTGTTATTCGAAGCATCTACAACCAGGGTGGTTGTATCTACTACCAACGTATTCCCTGTTGCCTTTGTTAAAGTCAAAGAACCGGAAGCAGACTGATCCCCCGCCGTCATTAAAAATGAAGCCGCTGCACCAGCATCGGGGATCGTATAAACACGCGACGCCGCTGGAGCTGGAGAAGTAATCGTCGTTGTATTCGTGGTCCCTAAAACGATCTGATTGGTCGTCGCCGATAAAGTAAGAGAGGCAAATGTCGGAGTAGCTGCGGTATGAATGTTTTGAGGTAAAGACAGAACGACAGTACTATTCGCTCCGTTATCAGAAACAATAATCTGATTCGACGTCCCCGTTAAAGCTCGCTCCGCCGTTAAAGCAGAGGTGTTCCCTATGGTGACAAACGCCGCTCCAATAGGAGCAAAAGCCGCTACCGAATCGAACCAAGACAGAACACCGGTGGTCGTACTGGCCAAAACCGATCCGCTTACCGATGGCCCTGCCGTCGGAAGCGTATACGTCACCGCCGCTGACGTATTCCCCGCTTGAAAACCAGTTGCTAATGCAGACGAAGAATTAAAAAATAAAACCTGCCCAGTCTGTTCTAAAGCCTGACCGAAATTAAGCGGTCCAGTAAAGTAAGACGGACCTAACGACCGGAATAATTCTGTGATGACTTGTTCAGACATTAATTCACCTTTGTCTTAAGAACATCAACATCGTCTTTTATTCTTTCGACTCTTTTAATCAATTGTCCTAACGCACCTATCGAAAGACCGCAAAGAACTTTCATACTTACCCACGGTTTCCCGTCAGCATCTTTCATCAACTCACCCGTTTCTGAATCTCTGGAAAAAACCCATTCTGGAATGGTAGTGTCATCCCAATAAGCATGTCCATTCTCATTAAAAATAAGGTTTCCTTGAGCGTCTTTTAAAGGTTTTATTCTCTTAATAACTTCCAGGTCATTTACTTCTATTAGGTTTCCCTGTTGATCTTTAACAAAATCAAAAAATGGGATATCAGCGACATTCTGAAAATCATCGGCGAACATATCATCAAAAGCTTGGCTGGACGTACCCACATCTTGTGTCTTGGTCGTTCCCAATTGGTTAATATTTCCGTTTCCATCAATGTTAATCCAATCGGTTTCTCCAACACGGAATACCATGGTTTCATTGGCGGCCGTCGCATTGTGGTTGTACTGAATGAGTCCTTGAAGCGTTGTTCCTTCTGCATCTGCAAAACCCAAAATACTTGTCGAAGCTGAGCCACATCGTATAGTAACCCCCACCGCTCCCGACCCAGACGCCACAACCAAATTATCCGCACTCGTATTAAAACTGGACATATTCTGAGTTCCAACACCCATACGACCCGTACCGTCCAAACGATAAAGATCAACCCCACCAACACGGATATCCAGTGTTTCACTCGTCGCCGTAGCGCTATGGTTGTACTGAATCAAACCCTGAACGGTGGTATTTTCTGCATCTTGAAAAGCAACAATGCAGGCTGCGTTCGTATTGGATCTTAAAGCGATTCCAACATTACTGGCACTGTCCGCAATCACCAAATTGCGAGAGTTCGAGTTATACGATTCAGGATTCTCCGTTCCGATTCCCACTTCCCCGGAAGAATTTATTGTCACCCAATTACTACTTCCCGCCATCTTTAATTTGTCAGAATCGGAATCGTCGACAAAAAACCTGAAAGCCAACACGCCAGAAAGATTCAAAGAAAGAACGGGATCTCCGTCGGTAGCAGTATTATCAATCGAAACCTCGGTAGTCGCCCCTGAACTAATGATGTCAACCGGATTTGTATCCGTCGAAGATACTTTCACAAACGACCATGTATCCACTCCGTTGTAACGGTTGTTCAACCATGTGACCAAATCGGAATAGTTTTGATTTACAGCCGACGAACTAATTACTGTGTTTGTAACAAATGTATTTGTAACTGCAACTTCAGCCATACCGCCTCCTATTTGGCCATCTTTTTACCGAGAAGATTTAAACTGTTAATTTTCATCTTGAAATCCATATTGCGAATTGCAAATTGAAAAACCCTGCCATTTCCTGTGGGAATGACGTGAGCGATTTTATCGCTCTGACCACCCCATAAACCAACATCCCATAAAGCCTGATCCCAGAAACTATTTCCCGACAATTGATTAATTGTCTGAGAACGCGCCTCATCATTAAAGTCATAGCCCCACGAAAACGTAATACTTCCATCTGATTGCGTAACAAAAGAAATATAAGCGTCATAAATAGATTTAAAAACGTCGAAAGAAATATATTTGAACCAACCTGACTTCCAATAACTATTAATATTGGCAGAAGATTCTGATGCCTCCGTGGTTACACTTGCCACATCCTGTTTGTAAATAAATCCGGCATAATTTCCGGTATAAATAGCATCAGATGAAGTGGTTGTAATCACATTCATTTTGAAACCCGTTTTATCTTTGATCCAACACTTATTCTTAATATCCCATCTTAACGCTAAATCATTTGTTGTTCCTGCCGAAGTAGAAGTAATAATCCAAATAATATGATCGTAATCGCTTCCACGAACTCTTCTACCCTGAATATATTCATATCTGGCTGGATTGACGGATGACCAAATATCATCCACGTAAGCTAATTGGGGAAGAGTGATATCATCTACGATTTTATCCCCATCAGTAATTTTCATTTTACCGTCAGTTGTGATGTAATAACAAAGACCGTCCGCTACAACGACCGCATGTTTTCCCGCACAACCGGTATTTCGAAAAAGAAGAAAAGAAGGAAAAGCACCGCTAACCAAATTTGAAACCAAAACTTTATGAACTGTGGTTTGTTTAAAAACAAGAAGAACGTTGTTATCCATAACAGCCACCGCAGTAATAGAATCATTATCGGCTGTGGATATGGTTTGACTACCCGATCCGGTTCCTGTCCAATCTTGTGGATTTCCTAAGATACACCATTGTAAAATCGAAGGAGAAGCGGCGGTCCTAAAAGCAAAAACACGATTGTTGCACTGAACCGCCCCATAAGCAAAAGGAGGGGTACCCGAAAGAGCCGCCGCGTTACCCGAACCGGTCCATTGAATCGGCGCATCCGGGTTCGTTGCTGGACCACCAAACCCCACATGAATATTATTGAAAGTTAAAAATGTCCAAATGTTATTTTGATTTGCTGTAATCGTTACGGCTCCAGTAATATCGTCCATCGTTCCGTCAAGACTATCGGACTTAAATATCTTGTTTCCAGCAATCGCCACCAAAAAATCAGTTCCATCTATTAATTTTAAATAAGACAAACTCTGGACATTGGCACCACTATTCATAGCAGAAGAATTAAATAACGTATTCCCGTTCTTCGTTCTGAAATAATCACCATGAGGTCCAATGACAATATTGCTTAAGTCATAGGCCTCGTTTGTATTCAATTCTGTAACAGCCGTATTCGAATGAAGACCGCCGGAAAAATCGTTTATCTCTTGTTCAGCTATTCGTCGACTCATGGCACCCAAGGACCAAATTCAGAAGGAAGTGCCCACTGAAGAGAATATTGAGAATCGTTATCAATAGAATTCATGATTCGTAAACGACCTGGATCTAGGACATAATTGTTCTTCATATCCTGAATTCTCTTTTCCGCAATCAAAAGCTCTGCATCCGCTCTCGTATCGTCAAGACTTTGAAAACCATAATAAGCGCCAACATTAATAATCGCGTCATGCCAAGGAACTGGGATCACAGGAATATCCGCATCCGCCGACATATCAGTTAGATTTTGAACACCACGAACCATAAGATTAGATGTACTGTCAGGTGAAGGAAGAAGAGAAAACTGAGGCGTTCCTGAAGAATTAGGAGAACTCATGATGTAATAATAGGGTACACCCGCACTGTAATAAAGAGAAAGAAAAAAATCTGTATTTCGTGGACTCTGACTAATCAGTCGAACAGGGGTAACCAACTGCTTAATATCGAGAATTTGGGTTAATGGCGTAGTCGTTGTATAAAGAAGTTTCCTTACTGTGTATGTACCAGCCGACAAATTAGACGAACCCACATACGCTGGACTAATCGTTGCTGACGTCGAAGCAGCCGTATGAGCTGTTATCTTGTACCAGTCACTTGTCGTTTGTAACTGAATGTACCTATTAGCCACACTCACCGTTGGAGCGGAACTAAATGTTAAAGCAGTATCAGAAGCATTAATTGAAACCGTCCCTGTCGTAATATCAGGGGTCGTCTGAACAATCTCTTCGGCCAACGTAAACGGCCAAAGATACTTTCCACAAATATACTGCTGCCCCATATTGACCCAACGTTTTAACTTCGTTAGATCACTTGCAATTGTGGAATCGTAAGAACGAAGTCGATCACCCAATTCTGTATACAAATTAGAAAACTGCATAAATCCTCCTTAATTACTACACGCTGTAATAGAAGACCTAATCTGTACCCAGGTCGTTGGTGTTGTACCAGTTGAAAAACAAATCTCATCTGGGGTCGGACCTGTATTAAGAATCAGTTGACCGACAACCGTTGGAGTAATATTCGTTCGTGGAGCGGCATTGGAAGGAAGAGTCGGAAGAGCGTTGAATGTAACAACATCCGTCACAGCATCTCCCAAAGTTACATTTCCATCAGTCTGAAACGAACCTCCTACATCCAAAGCTGCATCTGGAGTCGTATCATTTACGCCCACTCTTCGATTGGCTCCATCCAACATAAGAATTGAGGTTCCAGATCCGTTTGTAGTTGTTGAAATGTTAAGTCCAAATGCGTTATCTACCGCCGCACTCGTAACATTCAAATCAAACGTATCTGCTCCATTCGAACCCAAAACCGTATTACCATTAACAGTCAAGTTTTCAACCGTGACATTATCGGAAGAAGACGAACCGGCACTCCCCGAATCATAAGTTAAAGCAAAGATAAGACAAGGAGCGGCTAAGAAAAGAAGTAAAAATATCTTTCTCATTGCTTTACCTCCTGATAATGAGAACTCTCTGCCGAAGCTCCCGTATTCGTATTAATTAACCAGAGGCAAACATCTTCGCGGATAGGAAAGTAAGAACTATTAGTCCCTGGGGCGATTTCGATAGGACGAATGGTTGCGGCTAAAGAAGTGCTAGTACAATTTCCAAAAAACCCAACCACCCGACCCGTATTGGTAGAAGGATTATCAAAGAAAATACCAATTCGACCGGACGTTTGAGAAGTAGGAACCATGGTCAATGTCGTAGACGAAATAGACACCGTTACCGGTGTTCCATAACCATTTACAGGTGCTTCAGAAACAGGGGGGGCCGCTTCCACAAATAAAACAGCAAAAAAACCAACTAAACTTAGGAAAAGAAACTTCATACATCCTCCTTACAAACGAATAGGGGCTATCAAAAATGAGTTACCCCATTAATGACAGCCCCTATACGGCCGCCGTCGCCCTAGTAGGTGTATGGACCTTTTGCAAGTCGGTAATGAACCGACCACTAGATTGATATAATTTTAAGCTACTTCTACTTTCTTGTGCTTCTTATTCACATGCATCCGAAGAGCGTTTTTACGATAAGACCCTTCAAACTCAGCCGAACAACCTGGCTCTGAACATTTCAACCAGTCTCCTTTCGGCTTTTCTTCGATAATTTTCTTTTCTCCCTTTTCTTGAAACTCAATAGGAATAGGGATAACCACTACTTCTTCCGGCTCCAGAGTGACGCTATCGGTCTTATTTTGAGCCAAAGGAAGCATCATGTCTTCAATCTTTTCCCTTAACTTAACTTCTGGAGGAACAACCCGTTTCACGAACTCACAAATCTCTTTCCAGTTGTCATTTGACTGATTGATATTTGGATCAACCAAATAAAAGAAAGAATCTCTTTCCTTGATTGGCTCAAAATATCTTACCTGACCTGTAAGAAAATCTTTCTCCGGTGGAATTTTTATATCAAAATCAATTTTTCCCATCCATTCTTTCCAATGCCGAGGGAAACCGTCGGCTCGGCAAAGCTCAAAGCCTTTTAAAAACCTTTCTGGAAGAGAATCAAAAGCAATAACTTTATCCGGTAAATCCATCATTCTAAATACTTGCATTCACTACCTCCTGAGTAACCGACGTTAAGTCTTTATACACTTCTAAAATTCGATCCACTCTTTTATCTATCGTATGATACTTCATAACCAATTCATGCCCCGCTTGAGCGATCCGGTCCCTTTCTTCATCATGAGCTAAATAATATTTCGCTTTATCCACCGCTTCGTCTAAAGAACGATAAAGAACCAAATGCTTCCCATCTTCAAAAAGTTCTTCCATATAAGAAACGTAATCCGTTAAGAGAAAACCCCCGGCCCCCATGACTTCGAAAACACGCATATTTAAATCATCTTTCATGGAAACGTTAATACAAATCTTTGATTTTTTATAAATACGAGCAGCATCTTGAAAACGTCTTTGACCAAAAAAGAAATTGGGAAACTCTTTAAACATGCGATCTAAAAATTCCACTCGGTTTTCTGAATTAACATGACCCACAAAAGCAATATCATGATCTCTAGAGAGATATTCGAAAGGACGCGGTATTCTATTTTCATCTAAGTTTTCTATATCGTGATAAGCCTGTGGTTCGAAAGCATGGGGAAGCCATTCTGCCTTGACTCCCGCTTTTTCAAAGTCAATGACCGCTTGTTTCTGGGCGCAGAAAACACGGTCAAATTTCCTTGCTTTTTCTAACCGATAATCAAATCCCAAATGTGTATCAGAAGCCCAATAAATATTCGGCTTGGGAATATCCATCAGTTTATAGGGAATAATCGGAAAAAGACCGTCTTCGCCCCAGTCAACATCGAGATTTAAATCGTATTTTCCGAAAGCGGATACGTCTTCTTTGGGGGCCAAATGATCTATTTCTAAAAGTTTGAGGTCTTGTCTTCGTTTAAGTGCGGCCCATGCATAGACGGCGTTTCCATCGTTTCTCCAGTTTGTTTCTGGAAAGATATCATAATATATCGCTATTCTCATTTTATTTATGATAACCTCGCAATAATAGGATAGGAGGGCAAATGGCTATATTCACTGGGGAATGGAAAAAAATAAAAGGCGAATGGTTTCAAAAAGTTATTAGACATCATTGGCTTAAATTTATTGAACTCCCATGCGTAAATTGTGGAAATAAATTTAGAACAAGAAGACATGAAGTAATCCACTGCGGAAGAAAATGTAGCGCTGTATCCAGATGGAAAAACAAATCTCCAGAAGAAAAAAGAACATCTAGCGGAGAATATATTCACAATGGATACAGAATGATATATGTCCCAGGAACGACCAGCCGCGTTTATGAACATAGATATAATGCACAGAAAAAAATAGGTAGAAAACTTCTCGCGAAAGAAATGGTTCATCATATTGACGGGAATCGACTTAACAACTCCATGAATAATCTGATTGTAATAACCAAATCTGACCACAATATCTTGCACAAAGTCGATGAGGTGGCCAAGAGAAAAAGAAATCGAAATGGGAAGTTTATTTAATTTCATTAATTTAGCCTCTCGTAGCAACCAACGAAACTAACCCCGTTCATGGCCGATTCACTTTTCACTTCTTTAAAACCAATTAACTCCATCGTATCCTTCAAACTTTCCGCCGTGTAAACACGACAATGCTCCGGATTTAAAGGGATCGAATTTGTCACCTTCTGATCTGGAACGGCAATAATCAACTTCCCCCCGGGCCGAATTATTTTCTTCCATTGTCGAAGCGTCTTTATTTCCATTGGCATATGCTCAAGTAAGTGGCGAGCAATTACTACGTCCTGAGAATCATCTTCAAAGGGAAGCGGCTCTGAAGCGTCAGCAACCACATCAGCAACTGAAACAGCACCACGAAGATGAGGAATAACACTTCCTTTAGGAACTCGGTCTAATCCAATGGCTCTTTCTACTGTCTTGGCCGGACCACAACCGAGTTCAACAATTCTCTCGTCCCCATTAACAAAACTTCGAACCAAATCACCTTCCAAATCAGGAGCAGTCTGCTCAGAAGGAAGATACTTAAGACCCTTCATCATCCCCCACCAATTTTTAAATCCATGTTTCCGAATAAGATGCTGATTGGTCCGATCCGTCATTTCAATCGAATTCCAACCGCCTTTTACATCTGGCGCCCCTTTCACTCTTTCACCCGTCTTAAATCCGTGATGAATAATAAAAGCGCCGGGGTCGACAACCAAATTGTACCCGGCTTTTCTAAGACGTAAGGATAAATCCAAGTCGTCTCCACCGGGAAGCGTGGTATCAATTCCACCTACCGCTTCAATATGTTTCCGTCTCATCATAACGGTAAAAAATATAAGAAAAGAAACTTCGGTCCCGACATTCGGGCAACTGGGGTGATAAATAGACTGAATATTTCCAGCACACGTTGTCACCGGACCAACCGCCGCGACGTTATCATCTTGAAAACGGGTTAAAAGACGCTGGTAAAAAAAGACGCCTCCGGGAATAAGATACGTATCGTCATTTTGAAAAACAACAAAAGGAGACGTGGATTCTTTAAGGCCGAGTTCAAGGCCACCTTCCCAACCTAAATTCGTCCCAGGATTTAAAATCCTTATCGCCGGATTCGCTCCAAAATGTCTCTCAATATCCTGCTTCCCGTTATTCACAATAATCAAATCAGCCATGCTGTCTAAAACACCCGTCTTAATTATTGAAATGACACACGGAGTTAAATATTGCTCATTATTGTAAGATGGGATTATTATTGTTAAAGGCTTCATCTATTCTCCTAAAAGCGTTAAAGCGTTATATTTTGAAAACTCAGGATACCGAGTTACATAATGCTTATCGGTATTTTTCCGATACTCTTCTACATATTCTTCCGTAATCACTTTGGGATGACCCAAATGACCGATCTTTACAGACGTATCAACAAAAACACGACCACCGGCTTTTTTCATCTTATAACAGTGAAGAATATCTTCTCCCGTTCCAGAACTACACATAAAATAAGGCGGTTCTATTCTCTTCATACTTTCAACTTTTATAAGCGCCGCGCCAAATCCAGAAGCATCAACTTCAACCAACTTATCTTTTGGATATTTCATAACGATTTCGTTAATAAAATAATCTGACCTGTTAACCGAATCGTAACCTTCTCGACACGCATAAATAACAGGATGATGAGGCTCGTTTCTTGTAAAAGCCAATGGGCATACAATGTCCGCAATAAAGTGGTGTCGATACAGCTTCAAGAACAAATCGTTTGGACAAATCATATCGTCGTCCACGAAAAAAATAAAATCCATCTCTTTTTCTATCGCTTTTTTCGCCGCTTCTTCCCGCGCAGCCGGAGTAAAAATCCGACCAATATTGAGAAACCAAAATTCAAAAATATCTTCTCCAATATTCTTAATATAATAACCATACTTATCAAGATATTTGGAAAGAACCTTGTCCCTTACCTCCGGCGCTATTTCATTTAAAACATCACCGAATTTATAAACCATGGCCCGTTCGGTTTGAAGTTCCCCGAGTCTCATGAAGTTATCAAGACGATTTCCATAAGCTTCCACATGCGTATAACCCATATTCGGAATAGCTACTAAAATCTTTATGGGCCTCATCGTATCACCCGACACCAAATCAATATTAATTCAAAGACACTTATTTTTACCGGACCTTTCATTGCATGGCCGTTGTGTCGGGACAGAGACGCTTGAGAGTTCGTCACAAGGCCTCCGTCCACGACACACCGATCCACTTCTAAAACTTTCCCAAAAGGACGCAATATCATCGTGGTCGGGTAAATTAAACCCGTTCCTTTGATATATCCAAAAATATAATCCTTAAGGGAATATTTCATTACATCGTCCCCCGAACAAAACCACTGACCCAGGCCAAGGCCGAGATCGTCGTGGATTGACCGGCAACAACGTATTTATTGAATACTGTGGTCATAGCAGCATCGGTAAGAGACGAGAACCATGTCCCCGCTACCGCACCCGGCTTTAACGTATCTCCCGCAGTAACCGTAATACTCGTTCCCACGTTTGAGATAACAACCGAAGCAGCGTAACCGTAGGCTGTCGCCTTCCCGAATCCGTTGATCGGAGTATCCCGAACAACAATTCCGTGAAAGTCACGAATGGTCGCTGCCGCCAAAGGAACTGCTCCCAACCCGTCAAAGGAAACCGCACTTTGAACCAGCGCAATTCCGTATCCGGTTGTTAAAGAACCGCCGCCATGAATATTCTTGAAGGCGATCCGTTGATAATCAACATCGTTTCTATTAACTAATTGTGATTCCATGATAAAACTCCTTAAGGGTTAAACCCTTTGCTGGTAGGCTTGGGCTTTTCAGCCACCGGCCCCCCTAGCTCAATCTATTCGATAACGGCGTAGAGTGTAAAGGCAATCGCATCTTCTCCGGGATAGAACGTAAACGTCCCTGCCGAAAAAACAGATGCCATACCCGCACTCGCTTGAGTGGACGGGTTGCTATTACAATCCACCCACTTGCCTACAATAGACGCAATACCGCTGGCCCATGTATCGCCGTCGCTAACTGTCGTAAAAGTAGCGACAACCATATTGGCCGAACCCAGATTAACTCGAACAACATTTGATGGTGTTATAGCTGCCATAAAACCTCCTTAAGCCGCGTTCGAATTGGAACGGCCGAGTTTTCGGCGGTAGCAAGTCGCAAGAGCCGCAGCAAACAAGATCTGTCCTACTTTCGCATCTTGATTGGCTGGTTTCATGAACCCTGTAAAAACAAAGTCTGTGTCAGAATTGACATAGAACTTGATCGCATCACTATGCAGAGCATAGATCACGCCAGAGGTCGCTTGAACAGACCACATCCACGGAATCTCTTTGAAGAGAAGTTTCGTGAGTCCAATGTCGGCTTTGTTCGTCATATACCGATATTGAGCGACAAGAGTCCCTTCATAGGCTTCGATAGAAGTCTGATCGGAGATCAAAACTTCCGCCGGACCAACTGGAAGCCTCTTAGAGATGGTGTTGCACAAGTTTGTAAGTTGGGTCCGGCCTACACCTGACGCCCAGCTACCACCTGTTACAACCGCACTCTGCCACCACGAATTTGTGGTGCCGTTGATCTGACCTTCGGTCCCAGAACCCAAGACAATATTCGGAAGACTTCGAAGATCATCTGTGCCTGGACTCGCTTTAAAAACGTCGATTTCCAGTTGATCTTTGAGAGACAGTCCCGCTTCGTCTCGTTTCTCTTGAAGCGCGTCTTCAATGGCCCATTCCCCTTTTCCTGCGATCCGTTCTGTGAATCCGTCCAAAGAAACGGTCCAGTAGTATTGCTTCCAGGCCCATTGGTCACGTGTCAAGTTATCTTGAGGCGTTACATCCATCTGTTGATAACGGCTGTAGCTTCCCCCCGCTGTGGATTTCGCGTAGTGAATACCGTGTGAGAGCGATGCCCCTCCACGTTTCCGTTCTTTTCCGGTCGAATACAACCACCCAAGGGCAGTGTTATCGTTGAATATGTTTTCCTTAATTCCAGGAATCATATTCGTCATAGCCAAGGTTAATGTTTCATCAACATTTCCTGGGCCGTATGTAAGTAATGTTGGCTGTGCCATATCTGGCCTCCTTTTTTATTCTCGTGAGACCATCACGCCTTTCCTGGCCATTTCTAACGCTTCCCGTGCATTCTTCGGCTTCTTGTCCGTTACAGACATCGTATCCCCTAAAGAATGAGACGCCGGTTGCGTCCCGTTCGCTATCTTGGTTTGAACTCGCCCCAATCCCGCTTTCCTTCCTAATTCAAAGATAGCGTCATGGGCGGCTTTCGCCGCTTTGTACCCATTAGCTAACTTCTCACTAGGCGTCCCACCTTGAGCCAATTCCACCGCTGCACGTAAAAGGGAAAAAGGCTCTGACTTCTCTCCAAATTGACCGATAACGATATCGTTTAACGTGTCAAACTCGGGATGAAGTCGTTCTCCTTTCTCATTCACGGCTTCGGCAAAGGCTTCTGTAATTTGACTCATCTCCGAAAGTTGAATTTTCATATTCATTTCTTCCAACTGAGATTTCATCTCTTTAAGAAGCGGATCACCTGGATTCTGCGGATTTTGGTTCTGACTCTGAGACTTTTGGACGTATTCGTTCCACTGCTTCACGAACTCTTCTTGGGCTGCGATCTGCTCGTACTGTTCCGCCTTCGATCTGTACGGTTCGAGTGATTTGGCCACTTCGGCTTTGACAGTCTCTGACAGTTTGGTCGTTTTTTCTGTGAACCCTCGCACCATGTCGTTGTTTATTTTTTCGACATATTGACGAACGTTCGGAGGCAAAGTATTCAAGTCTATTCCTTCAGGAATAAACGTTTCAGTGGTGGCTGCGCCTTGCCGCGCTTCCCCAACACCGTTGCTGGTTCCATTTGCATCAGTAGCGGTTCCATTTGGATTGCCGTTTTCTTCTGAAACTGGATTACCAACTGTTAAATCGGACATAATTTCACCTCTCCTTTTTCTCTTAAAGCAATAATCGTTTGTGCCATTATTCTCGTTTCTTCAACTGAAAAATGTCTATTCCTCATGTGATTACATATTTTGCAGCAAGGAAGAACATTGAAAAACTCGTACCCCTTATCATTATCAATGCGATCCAATCCACTACACACTTGAACTTTTCCAAAATACCCATCGCAATAAAAACATGGTTTATTAATGACATATTCATATTCGGGAAAAGTTATTTCAAAACTCTTATTTCTTTTTCTTGCATTGCAACGAGCGAATGAATATCTAACGTTGAATCTCCTAGAAACATCATTTTTCTTTCTATATTCGTAAGTGATTTTATTAGCACATTCTCCGCAACGCGCATTCTTGCCGTACTTACCAAGAGGATGCTTGTGGAAAAAATCAAGAGTTTTAAACTCTTTGCAATTCGTACATTTCTTCCCTAACTCCATTTGATAAGGACGACTCACCATTATCCCCTCTGAGATCCAACTAAAGCGGGGGCAATCATCTGCCGTTTTCGTCTTAGCTCCATATTCACCTTTTTTCTTGGGCCTATAGTTTTAGCCACCGACTGGGTTGGAATTTGAAAACCAGAAGAAGCAGGTTTCTGAACTGCCGTTAAAGAACCGTTCTTCCCCGGATTAAAAGTGTAATTCTTACCATCTGATCTTATATATCTTGGCATTAGCATTTCCTCCGTGGTTTCTTAGGCATATCGTTCACCTTCCTTTTTAATTCTTAAATATTCTTGTCTGCGATTATCTATTCCCATCCGTTTCACATGCGCCAACGCTTTTTTTACAGCGTCTCTCGAATCAAGCTTGGGATTGTGAGATGATAACGAAACAGGTGCTCCATGAACGCGATCTCCTGCTTCCACAATCCCTCTCTGTCTTAAATAAGCCGCTTTCTCCCCTTTTGAAGAAAAAACAATCGGCCTTCCAGTTCTGGGATCGTCCGCTAAATTCTCTTCTGGTTTCCCATCCCAATAAACGTCATGAACAACCGATTTTGGAGAACGACATTCGCGACAATAACGTTTAATCCCTTCTTTATCCGTGATCACTGAAAAAACTAAATCTTTAAAGGGCAATTCCTTTTCACAACCATTGCAAAAAAAGGTCATTTTTGTTTCCCATTAAGAGTCGGTGGTTTTTCTAAACTCTTTACTTGAGCGCGTCCAACGGGACCGATGGCAGCGTCTTGAGACAGCATCTCCGTTTCGACTGAAATCTGACGCGCTTGAGCTTCCCGTTTCGCCGCTTCAGCCATGACCTTGTCTGATTCGACACTACTTTCCGCCTGATCTTCTTCTTGCTGCTGCATATGCATCTGGACTTCAAGTTTGTACGCCTCTTTCAAACTCTTAATCGAACCCAGGCGGTCCATGAGCATGTAAAAATCCGTAGGTAGTTGACCGAAATCGGCGAACTTGATATCCGCTGTTTCCCCGTTGTAAGGAATGATCGCGCCGTCATACCCTTGTTCAAATTTATCTAAAGCGTTTTCATCTATCGTTCCGTTTCTGACAAACGCTTGCCGGTTCCAACGTTTCACATGATTAACGGCCGAAGCCATGATCACCATCTCTTCTAAAATCTGTGCTTCCCAAGGTGCGATAGCCGACATCGGACGGGAGCTATTAGGAACGGCAAAATCCCAATACATTAAAAATGGAAATTCATTTAAATAATCCGGCCACGGCTTGGGAGGTTGGAGATACTTATCCTTCAGGCCTTCGGCGATGTAGTAAATCATCCGGTCTTCCGAATCCCAAATCTCCCACATGACCAAGACTTTGATGTCATCTTTGTAGGCTGATTTCTTATACGAATCTTCATCAATGTCAGGATTGGGAACGCCTTCCAGACCTTTCACGGCAGGAAACTTCTTTCTCATTTCATTGATCGGTTTGACTATTCGCTGAGCCATCCAGAGACAATCTTTAGGAACCCGCGTAGCTCCAATATTCCAAACCACGTCTTTCCAAAGGAGATAATTGGAATAAAGCCGTTCGTTTTTTATCTTCGTCTGACTTTCTTCTAAAAAAGTATCAACGGCGTACCCGACTTTATGCCAGGCGAACCCGACCAAATCCTTATCAATAATTTCAAACTCCAACTCTTCTTTGGTTTGAAGTTCTCTCCAGTAATAGTTTAAAACCACTTCCCATAAAGCCGCCCCTTCTTTCGTTCCCGCTTTCGGATTAACGGTGATATAAGGGTCTCGGTTGTACGTCGTTGCGATATCCGATTGAACATAGGCAAAGACTTCATTAATGGGAGGGACGGTCACGTTTCTTGTCCTCGCCTTAAAAGTGATTCCGTAATCCCCTTTGTACTCTTTTAAAAACCTTTTCGCCCCAGAGCTTTCGGCCCAATCTTCACAGGACTTTTTTGCCATCTGGACCCTGTCGGACCAAAGGGCGACCTTTTTCGAAACCGTGTTTTCTTTCTTCGCTTCTTCTTTATAACTAGCGGCCATAATTCCTCAAATAAAATTGTAGTTTTTGAGACTCTATTTCTTCGCAACGAAATCGAGCTATTTTTATCTCTTCATTTAAATTTTCCACCGTATCAATATGGTACTTCCTGGAAACACATCCTGAAAAGACACATATAATAAGGAGGAAGAGAAGATTAACGTTCATAACCGAAGAATCCTTTATTGATCCCGTTGAACTCGTTCGCCCTTTTTAAACACCATTCCCACGTCCATTCTTTCTCTTCCTGAATCCCGGAAATTCCACCGGGGTAGAGAACGTCCAATTGATGAGCCAAAGCGTCAAAAAGGTCATCATGCTTTCCCTTGTACCCATCTTCAGCTAAAAGAGTTAACTCTTCTTCCAGCTCTTTCCCTTTCATCCAATTAGCATGATAAACCATTCCATTCCGGTAGTAGGGTTCAAGTGCTTTTAACCGGAACTCTTTTTTCTGTGTAGGAGGAGCTTTCAACTCCGTAATCGGAGGGACATGACGTTTGGTCATCGTGACTTGTTCGATCCAATACTTAAGCGTCTTTTGAAACCCCATGCTTTCAATCCCGACCGTGTTCGGCTTCCATTTATCCACCATCTTAAGCAGATTCTCAATAATCTTAGACGGGTCCGCCCAATGACCCCGGAGATAGTCAAGTACGTAAATGTTTCTCTTTGAATCCATTCCGCAAACGACGAAGGCAGAGTAATCACTTCGTTGCTGATAGCTGATGGCAGGATCTAAGGTCAGTGCTATGAAAAGTCCGTCGGGCCTTCGGTCCCAGTATTTAAAGTATTCCCTCTTAATGACTTGAGAACCGGAATCCATGGGAAGGTTCATGTACTGACTGTAAAATTCATTTCCCATGTTCTGTTTTAAATAATTGATGTAATCCATCGTCGGAGTCTCAGAATAAACCCAATCCTTCACTTTAGAATCAAACTTGAGGTTGAACTTTTTCGGAAAAATCACTTCGTCTTTTTCAATCACTTGGCGGATCATGATGTCGTAGTAATCACTTTCGTTATCAATAATCTCTTGATAAAGATCATCATAGTGCCAGCGAGTGGCAGGAATAATTATCTGCCCTCCCGGTTCTAAGATGGCCGTGAGAGTCCGGTAAAAGCGTTTAACCTTATCCCTCTGTTCTTTCGTTTGACAGTTTTGAAGACCTTGAACGTCGTCCAAGATGATCGTGTCGTAATGAGCAGACGTTAATTCAGATTCAACACCCGTCGTCCCGATAGAAGGAGCAGAAAGGGCTTTCGTCCTCTGGGCAATCACAATCTCTTCTTCGCGCCATCTTCCCGAAACAAAATTCCCGAAATATTTAGGGAGGTTGCTTTTGGTAGTAAGCCATTCTTTAATCTCGTAAAGCATATCTCTCGCCCGGTCCCAGACTTGGTTGGCGATGAGGACTCGGTGATTCGGATCGTTTAGAAGAAGTTGAACGGCGTAAGACTTAGTGAGGGAAGATTTGAGGTGACCGCGAGGGACGAGCATGAGCTTTCTCCGGGACGGCTTTTTTAAAAACTTTTCCATGTCGTCGTGGACTTTGCCCCAGTCTGAGAATCCCAATTCCTCGGTACAAAGATACCAAAGACTCTTTTTAATCATGTCTTTATGTGAATCAATCAGTTTACTTTGATTCATTTATAATCTCGGCTTCCATAATCTGTTCCCGGCGGACCGCTTCTTCCATCTTTCCGATATTGATACGAACTTCGAGCTTGGAATCCCCTCCGGCTTTGACCCCGTCTGAGGGTTTCGGCCAGACCCTGGCCCAGAACTCTTTACCGGCTTCCAACTGCTGTTTCGTTTTAGAAACTTTACCGTCCCAAACGTCGATTAACTCTTTGGCGATCTTGTTCCTCGCTCCCCGGGCTAGAACTTCAGCGTCCATTTCGTCTAATTCAGATAGATATTCTCTGGTCCTTTTTCTCTTTAAAAGTTCGGCGGCGTCTTTGGGGTTGAATTGGAGGGTAGTGCAGATATCTTCTAAAGGAACGCCGGAAATGTAGGCGTGTAAAAATCGGATCTCTTTGGGCCGGAAAGGGTATCTCTTATTCTCTACTTTTGACGACGGCATCCAAACGACACCCTTGGTCCCACGACTGATCTGGATTCCTTTTACTAATGGGTTCGACCATAACGAAGATTGCGTCTTAAACTCAGGCCGGTCGTCCATATCCCCCCATAAAAAAACGCCAACGGCGTCTTCTGCCGTCAGCGTTTCTGTTGTTCAGATAACGTTTAATTATTAAATGCTTATTTCAAAATGAAGATCTTTTATCTTAAACGTCTGTTCTTTTTTTAACGTTACGATCTGACCATTCTGCCAGACTTGTGTGATCGTACCGTAAAAATTACTTTTTTTCAATTCTAAATAAAAATTAATCAGATCCACTACGTCTTCGGGAAGATCCTTCATTTCTTCCAGCCCAGCTTCTCGATGATCTGATAACTGAGGTCGCAACAGCTTAACTGATCTGCTGTCACTTCCAGGTCCATTAAAATCCGTACCACCGCTTCCGCGGCCGCTGCATACGTCTTTTCAATCTTCTGGATTTCGTACATACCCCTTACCATCCTTTCACCATAACTTATATAGCCCACATCTATTGCAACGATTTTTGCCCCGCCGATAACGTCGGTACGGATTGGTCAGAAGCCTATAATTAACCTTATGATTCAAACACTCCCTGGCCTCAATTTGCTTCTTTTCAATCAGGTCGGATAAAGCTTCGTGTTTTCCTCGAATACTTATTGTGTTGAAATATTGTCTGTATTTAAACTGACGCATTCCGCTTCCCTCTTCAAAGTATCTAAATATAGCGACACCAGTTTCATCAATCTTTTCGTTCGCCTCTCGTGACCGCTATCTTTCAATAAATCGTTCTTAATTATCCAAAATAACATCTGCTCCAATCGCTCCCGATCCGTCAATTCCTCCGAACGACGCTCCGCCTTTACAACCAGTGGCGGGGGGCTTATTTGTCTCATCAGCCAGTCTTCAACCATACCCAATCCTTGTCTAAAAGAGCTCATTCAGATATCACCATAACTTGTCTAAATTCTTTTTGACGAAGGGGATAAACTCCGGTGGTCTC